GAATCCACAACCGTCTCCACACCCGCCGCGAGCAAAGCCTACGACGAACGCCGTCTCAACACCCCGAACAAAAGCGGCCGTCCAATAACCCCGACCATGATCGTCCTGCACCATACGAGCGGCAGCTATAACGGCTCCGTCTCTTGGTGCATGAACCCTGCCAGCAAAGTGTCCTATCACGTCATCATCGCCCGCAACGGCAACCGCACCGTCCTCGCCGACGACACGGCGCGCTGCTGGCATGCAGGCATCAGCTCATGGCAAGGCGTGCCCGACTGCAACAGCTACAGCATCGGTGTGGCGTGGGACGGCGACACCTACGAAGACCCGCTCGGTGAAGCGGCCATGGACAGCGCCATCCAATACATCGTGCCGCGCATGAAGAAGTGGCACATCCCGATGTCACGCATCGTCACGCACCAGCAGATTGCCCCCAATCGCAAAAACGACATCAGCCCCGCCGACGCGGCGCGGTTCAAGAGCAGACTCAAGGCAGCGCTTAACTAATCAAAGACTATGGCTAAAACAATCGACCAACTCACCGCGCTCGGCGCCACACCGGACGACAGCGACAACCTCGTCATTGACGACAATGGCGTGACCAAAAAAGTCACGGCTGGACAGCTCAAGGGCGACTGCTTTCGCGTTCAACAAAACAACGGACTTAGCAGCACGGTCGGAACGCGCATCGGCACGGCGACCAACCAGTTGTTGTCCTTCTGGAATGCCGCTCCCGTTGACCAACCGGCGCTGACGGCCGACCTTCTTGACAGCTTGCAGGAGGTTGGCCTCATTGCCGCTGGAGCCGGCGACACTCCGCTCAATCTGAGCGCTGGTGCGTTGACCTGCGGCGCCATCTCGGCTGCCGCGACCGGCGTGGCATCTTTGGCTGCCACTGGTGCCGTGACCGCCGCTTCGGTGGCCGCCACGGGTGCGGTGACAAGCAGCGGCACCGGCGGCATTGGCTATACCACAGGCGCAGGAGGCACAGTAACGCAAGCAACCAGCCGCACCACCGCCGTCACAATCGACAGACCTTCCGGCAGCATCACGATGTTCAGCGCGGCGGGTTCTGCCACAGCGGCGAGCTTTACGGTCAACAACTCCACGGTAGCCATTAGCGACGTTGTCATATTGAACCAGCGAAGCGGCACCAACCTCTACGATCTGGCCGTCACGGCGGTCGCCAGCGGATCTTTCGCCATCACCTTCCGCACCACTGGCGGCACAGCAACCGACGCGCCGGTCATCAACTTCGCGGTCATCAAGGCAGTCACCGCTTAATGGCACTAGAGAGTCCAGTGCAGCGCGATGGCGACCGAGGGTTCCTCGGCTTTGCCTCACGTCTCAATCCGCTGACGCTGCCTGCGGGCATGTTGCAGGACTCCGTGAACATGCGCCTTGATCGAGGTGTGGCGCAGACACGCAAGGGCGCGAAGCGGCTGGCCAGCGACATCTCGGTGAGCGGAACGCCACTGACGGTGCCGTTTATCTTAGCGCCCGCACCGAACGAGCCGATCGTGCGGTCAATCTACAGCGGCGGCATCTTTGCCTCGGCTCTTATGCTTTTGCCGGAAGAAAACATTGGCACCGAGGCGGTGCTGCTGGCGGGACCGGACAGCGTCTTCACCTACATCACCGATAGCGCACTCGACATCACATCGGCCGGTGCGGCAGCCGTGCTGGCCGTTAGCTCCACGGAGAACCTCGTCACCGACACCAATGATGAACTGCTAGTCATTGCCCTGCCGCCTGAGATCGGCCTGCCGACCCCGCCGGACGAGATCATTGAGCCGACCGACAAGGTTTCTATGCTTCAGGCTTACAATCGCCTGTATCTCTTCCGTGAGGCCGACCGCAATCAGGCCGGATGGGGAACCAACTTCACCAGCGGCGAGGGCATTGTTGTGTCTGGAACAGTTGCTACCGTTTATGTGGACGCTCACGGCTACGAGCAGGGCGCCCGCGTCCGCATTGAGGGCGGTGCGGCGGCAGCCTTTGCGGGACACGAATACGACATCGCCACAGTGATCGACGCCGACCGCTTCACGATTGCGGTGCCGAGCGGCACGGCGAACGAAGCGGGCGCCAACACGCAGGTGCGCAGGGTTAAGCCGCCGCTCTACTGGGACGGCAACCCCGCCAACGATTTTATCCGCGCACCGGCCGGTGTGCCCGCCGAAGGACCGACCTACAAGAAGATGCGCTCAGTGCCGTGGGCGACCTACATCAACAACCGGCTGATCCTGCCAGACGGCCGCCAAAACGTAATGATTTCCGACGTGCTCGACCCCAATTTTTACGATCCGTTTTGGGCGTCGTTCCGCGTGGGCAAGGGCGGGAACGATTACATCGTGGCCGTGCATCCGTGGGTTGATGGCACGGCGCTGGTCTTTTGCCGCAAGAGCATCTGGCTCGCAACGATTGCCCAAGTCGCAGCGACCGGAGGCAACGGCTTCGACATTGACTCAGCGGTGAGCAAATTGGAGCTGCTCACCGACGAGATCGGCTGCTCGGCGCGCCGGACTATCGTGACGGCCGGAAACTTTGTCTACTTTCTCTCCGATAGCGGTGTCTATCGCCTTGATGCGCGACTGTTACGCGGAGACACCAAGCCTCTCAGCGACCCGATCGCCGACAAGCTGCAAACTCTAAACACCGATCTCATCGAGGACTCTGTCGCTGTTTACCAAGACAATCGCTACTACCTCGCCGTGCCGCTGGCCGACAGCACGGACAGCAACAACGGCGTGTTCATTTACAGCCAGCTCAACGAGCAGTGGGAAACGGAGGACATCTACGGCTTTGGTGTGAATAACTTCTTGGTCGGCAACGTGGCGGGCGAGCGGCGCATCATGATCACCAACCGCGCCGGATACCTCATGCTGCTCAACCAGCGCGAGGACGGCGATGACAGCCCTGACACTACAGTCAATGTGGTTTCGCCAGTTCCGGCCAGCATCCGCACCCGCCGCTACGACTTCGGCGACATGCACAGCAAGCGGTTCCTTCGCACAATTGCCGATGTGGTCATTCCGGCTGGGGCGAGCATTACGACCAAGATCAAAACGATCAACCCCGACGTGGAGGACGTTACCATCGGCACGCTGGCCAATACTTCCAGCGGGCTGGAGGACTACAACGCAAAGTCGCCGATCCGCTACAAGGCTCACGCCGCCGAGATCCTTTACGAGACAAACAACGGACGACCAGAAATCCGTGGGGCCAGTATTGAGGCATCGCCCAAGAGCAGCCCGCCGACTGAGACAAGGAACGCAGCATAAAACCAAGGATGAAACTTGAAACTGGAAACCTGAGTAATGCAGCAGCGGTCGCCGCGGCGACCGGAACTATTTCACTCAAGTCTCAAACTCAAACCTCAGCCCTCTCTTAAAACTATGGCAACCATCGCAATCACCAAAGGCTACAACGATCCATCCGGCTTTACGTCCGGCGAGACGGTTACACCCGCCAAACTCAACAGCGCCCAGTCACCGACTGCCGCCATCACGTTCGCTACCGCTGACGACACCGACAACTCCACGCTGGAAGTCAGCGGAGGCAAGTTTCGGGTCAAGGACGGTGGAATCACGTCAGCAAAACTACTGGCCGCCGTGGCCAACGCCCTAATGCCAGTGGGCGCCGTGCAGGCTTTTGCCCGCTCAACGGCCCCGACCGGATGGTTGGCCGCGAACAGCGACACGATTGGCTCGGCCTCCAGCAATGCTACGCATGCCTCGGCGGACTACTCGGCGCTGTTTACCGTCCTCTGGGACAACTGGACAAATACCGACCTGCCAATCCTCACTAGCGGCGGATCGGCCTCAACGCGAGGAGCTGACGCAGCCGCTGACTTCGCCGCCAACAAGCGTCTTCCGCTGCCCGATCTGCGCGGCATCTTTGTGCGCGGTAGTGGATCGCAGACGATTAGCGGCATTACTTACAATAAGACGTTTGCGGCTAAAGAGGGCGATGCGTTTCAGAATTTCACCGGAACCATCACAACAACCATTGACCTCTTGGGCGGCACTGGAGCGTTTGCCGCCGGATCGGCTGGCAGCAGCTTGAGGCCAACAGGAGCATCAACCACGCGCGGCGTTACTTTTGACCCGTCAACTGTGGCAAGAACGTCAACCGAAACCCGCCCCGCCAACATCGCCCTGCTGTATTGCATCAAGTTCTAAGCATGACCCCATGGCAAAACGCAAAACACTGGTGGGACAACCACAGCACGCAAGACTTCTGGGAAGCAGTCGGCGAGCATCTGAGCAGCGGCTATGTGTGGAACGGCCCAAGCTGCTTCATGCTGGCCAAAGCCTGCCGGTGGAACGCGGAGGAGCAACAATTTGAACTCGGGGAAGCTAACTGCTGGTTCGTCACTCTGGCTGCTGGCGCTGCTGGCACAAACCCTGTGCGGGAGTGCCTTCGCGTGGCGCCGCATCCGCAGGCCTATGTGGCATGGTGCCGCAGGGGTAGCTTTGAGCCGCGAGTCTACTATTGGGAGAAACTAATTAGCAAAACAGGAGGACAATAATATGGGAGGTGGAGGACCATCATTTACACCAGCACCAGTGCCCCCGGCACCGCCGCCGATTAACTACGATAAAATGGCCAAGGCGTCGATTCGCGTGGCCAACGCTCAAACCTTAGCGCAAGAAGAGTCGATCAAAAGACTGTATCCTGAGTATATCAAGATGCAGTTTGGGACCGCCGACCAACTCGCTGGTAAGCTCGACAACGAATACCTCCAGCGCACACGCGGCGTCATCGGCGAGGAGCTTCAAGCGGCGTCCGCGCCTAATGCCATTGAGGGCGAGTTGCAACGTCAGGCAGAATCAGAGCTTATGCTCGGTCGCTCGCTCTCACCGGAGCAGCAGCGCGAAGCCTCGCAGTCGGCCCGCGCGGCCTTTGCTGCTCGCGGTCTCGGCACCTCGATGGGTAGCAGCGCGGCTGAGATTCTTAACCGTGATGCCTACGGCACCGCGCGGCAGGATGCTCGCCGTGGATTTGCGGCCAACGTCAACCAGATGGATCTGGCGCGCAGGCAGCGGCGGATTGGTTTGGCCGGTGCGTATACCGAGCTTGATCCGTTTCGTCAGTCGATTGGCCCAGCGTTTGGGCTTGGCGCTTCGACGCTGAGTAATACGACAGGACAGGTTGGCAACATCTTCGCCAACTCGCTACAGCAATCCGGCAACGTGGCCAGCTTCAACACCAACATGGCAGCCAGCCGCTACAACTCGGTAATGAACAACAACGCGGCGCTGCAATCCGCCTCAATGCAGGCCGGCGCGGCCAACAACTCGGCGACCATGGGCATGATCGGCACCGGCGTGGGCGCTGCGGTGGGTATCGGCGTCATCGCCATCTAACTTATGGAGCAACTGGTCAAAGAGACATGCCGGAAGGTGGAGCGTTGGCTGGACGCCAGCGCCAACCCTGTCGTGCTTTGGAGCGGCGGCAAGGATTCGACGGCCATGCTGCACCTCATCCGCCACAAGGTGGGCGCCAAGCTGCCGGTGATCCAGTGGCGCGAGCCGCGCTTCCGGCATCGCTATGCTTACAGCGACATGCTGGCCGAGGCGTGGGACTTGGAGATGTATGACTACGCGCCTCTCGGCTATGCGCTGACAGACGGCTACGACATCGAGACCGGCATTCCTCGCTTTGACTTCATCAAGCTCTACCAGATCGGCACCAAGTCGCTGGCGCTCTGCCTCGGCACCGAAGAACCGCAGCCGGAGGAGCTGGCCAGCGGTCGCTATCTGTGCGGGCTGGAAGCTCTGAAGCGCCCGACCGGCACATTCAACTTCCCGTGGGATGCCGCCTTCCACGGCCAGAAGTCGGCCGACGTGGATCTTATCAAAGGCCAAGTGCCGCTGGCGCAGGACGTTTTGGTGCAGGCCGGCATTCCGACTCAATTTTACCCCATGCGCCACTGGAGCGATGCGGACGTGTGGAATTACTTGGAAGCCGAAGGCGTGCCAAACGACGAAACCCGCTACGAGAAAGCCGCCGGCGTATGGCAACACCGCAAGGACAAAAGCGCCAACTCGGACTACTACCCGGTGTGCTGGAACTGCGTGAACCGCCACCTCGGCGGCACCGTCTGGTGTCCGAAGAATCAATGCGAGACGAACAACATCAGCCATCTAGCACCATACATCGACCTGCAATCGGAGGCGCAGGGTTTCCGCCCGACATGGAGCGATTCGACTGTCAACGGTGTGGCGCATGCTGCAGTCACAAGTGGAGCTGGCCAGTCTTACGACGAGACCGATCTGACGCTGCTGGCATCCCGCAATGGATGCTTAGAGACGACTACCCCCTGATGAAGACGACCAACAACCGCTGCGTGGCGCTGACCGGCGAAGTCGGATGCGGCGTCTCTTGCTCAATTTACAACAACCGACCAAACGCCTGCCGCGCGTTTGTGGCGGGATCACAACTGTGCCTAGAGGCGCGGGCTGCGGCGGGAATTAAGGAGGAATAAAATTATGTTCGGGTATGCACCTACAGTAAATGATGAGAGCGGAGCGATCCGCGGACAGGGAATTGTCAACTCGGCGCAGATGAATGCGCAGGCGAAGGTCCAACTGGCCAATGATATTGGCGGGGCTTTGGTTAGTTTGGCGGGGGCTTATGGGCAGATGCAGGGCACCAAAGCCAAGGGAAAGAACTTCAAAAAGTTCATGGGCATGGCCGGAGAGACCTTTGGCTTTGATGAGAACCAACTCAGCGCCTTCACCGATATGGAGGACTACGATGCCGGCATGATGCTCGACAACTTCGGATCGTGGATGCCCTCCATGGCCAATGCGCAGCTTGGCAAGCAGCGGATGGAGCAGGCGCCTATTGTCCAAACTCAGCGCGACATTACCCGCAACAACATTAACAACGCCAACCTGCGCGCCGAAGAGGGTGCGAACTTTGACGGCACATCGCTGCCCACTTTCGGCAATCGATGAGTCGCCGCCGCGACCAGCGTTATCCGCTGAACCAGCCACCAGACGGTATGGTGGTTGAGCCGGCACTTCCATCCAAAGATCCCATGACACCTAGCCAACGAAGCGTTAACAATTCACTTGCAACGGCCGACGAGGAAAATCTTCCTCCGGTAACCGATGCCCAAGGCAACCCGGTGCCGCTGGACGAGTTCAGCCCGCCGGCCGACGCCATGGTTGACCCAACGCCGGCCGAGGTTCGTCGCGCCACGATGAGCGTCCCGTCCAAGGGCGTGCATTTTAACTTTGAGCCGTTCCAACAAATCGCGCAGCTCCATGCCGCAGGCCAAACCGACGAGGCGCGCAACATTTACAACTCCCTCGATCCACAGTCGCGCTACGTCTACGAAAATATCAAAAACATGAAGAAGGTGCCCGCCTCGGAAGCCGCAAGGTTGGCTGATGAGTTCCGGCAGAAGCAGGACAGATTGAGTATGCCGCAGAACCAATTGGCCGCAGAGAAGGTCAGCGAGAAGAAAACGGCAAAACTGAACGAGCGGCGCGACGCAATGCGGACGGCGCAGACGATGCTAGAGGCTGCCGACCGGATCGATAGGGCGATTGACGCCGGTTTAGTCGGACCTTGGAAGGACGTGGAGCAGAAGTTTGACGGCAGCGGGTTGCCATTTAGTGACCCCGATCAGTTCGCCGAGCGCAAGGCGCTCGAAGTTCAGACCAAGCGCAGCGTCATCGATGTGCTGCCGGCATTCAAGGGGCCGTTGAGCGATTCCGACCGCCGCTTCTTTACCGAGATGTTCCCTGAGATCAAAGAGCCGACCGGCGTGTGGAAGGATTACTCCAAGCAACTGCGGGAGAAGTTTCGTCCGATTGCCGAAGGCAACTTTGAGTTGCCTAGTGAGCAGGAGCAGAGGCCCGCTCAAGGTGCCGCTGCTACTGCCGCGCCAGCGCGCAACACCTTCGTCTACGACGGCGCCACCTACGAGCGCCTGCCGGACGGAACCGCCCGACTTATCGAATAGCACTCCATGCCGCCCAAAACACTTACGGCGGAACAGGTCGCAGAGATTGATCGGCAGCAGCAACCGCAGCGCTCGGTCAACTGGCAATCTGTCATCCCGCAAAAAGAAGACGTTCTAACCGCTCGCGTTAACCGCGCGGCGCGTCAGGATGCTCCGGCTACGCTGACGGCCGAGCAGGTGGATACCGCCGAGGCTCAAAACAGCGTGGCGGCGGAAACGTCTTTCGGGCGGGCGATGGGTGCGCGACCGGATCGGTCGGCGGGTCCGCTGGCACCGGGGCCGAAGAAGGTGCTGTCGGCGCGGGAGGTGCAGCAGATCAACCACGACCGCGTCAGCGACATTTCCTACCTGCCAACGATGGATGAATGGCGGGAGGATCAGAAGTTTAAGGCAGAGCGCGACGACAGTGTGGGACGGTTCGTTGAGGCGGGCAAGGCCATCGCCGGCGGACTCTTCCAGGCTGCGGCGGCGACCGCTTATGCGCCGTTTGACTTTGTGGCGCGCGGCACCAAGGCATACGACGAATGGGTCAACTCTTCCGCCGAGGGCATACGCCAAGCCAGCATCAGCACCGCCGAGCTGTGGTCATGGGCCGGTGATGTCGTCAATGATAGCGTCCGAGAGACTGAGCGCGTCAACGTGATCGACAACCAACTGCGCCAGCGACTCGCCGCGGAGAACAAGTTTACCGGCAATGCTCAGGCCGATGCGCAGATTTTCGCTCAGGCTAGAGAGCGGGCCATGGCATCCGGTGCCTACGGAAAGACACAGGAGCAGGAGGCGGACGACGAGAACACCCAATACCAGCGCTTCATCCGCGACCGATCCTTCCAACAGCAGGCGGCTAACATCACCGAGACCAACATCGGCACGCTGCCGGATGGGCGCGCGGAGATG